CCCCCGCCCACCCCCGCATCAGCCCCGTCGACGAGCAAGCCGCAGCGCAAAGCCCCCGGCTTCCTCAGTGGCGCCAGCCTGCTGCCCCCGCCCGGCACTGCGACGCAGGGCAAGACGTTGTTGGGGGCGTAAAATGCCGCGAGTTCCGCAGGCTGCCGGGCCGGTTGAGTATGAGGTTCCGCAACCCCCGGATCCAAAATTCCTCGCGATGGCTGCGGAAACAATGCGGAAGAACGTGGAGGAGCGAATTGAGAATCCTGGAGATATGTCACCGGAGTTGTTGAAAGCATACCGTGACGTTGGTATCGAAATCCTTCGCGCCGAGATCCTTCGCTCTCAGGGAATCGATTACACGCCAACCTTTATGGAGCCTAAGAAGAAGGACCCCAATTTCTACAAGGACGTTCCAGCTGCGGCAGAGTCCAAACGTTGGAGTGACCAGCGGCGCAGAGATGCTGAAAGCTTCAAGGATCTGGAGTCTGAGATGGAAAAGGACTTAGCAGATCAGCGCGAGATTGGCCGAGCAGATCTGGGCAATAAGCCCCGGAAGAAGTTCGACATATGACCACCCTCTCCGCTACCGACCTCGCCTACCGCACCTTCGTCGAGGGTAGGCTGCTGGGCATGCGGGTGAATCGGTATAGCTGGTGGACACACTGGCGCGAGCTCGCCGACTACTTCCTCCCCCGCCGCTACAAATGGATCATCACTCCGAACCAACAGAGCCGCGGCAGCCCGATCAACCAACACATCATCGACAACACCGGCACCTTTGCCGCCCGCAACCTTGCCGCGGCGATGCTCAGCTCGAAGAGCTCGCCGACCCGCAACTGGCTGAAGCTGAAGGTGGGCTGGGAAGACGATACCCTCACCACTCCACTTTCGCTGTGGTTGGCCGAGTGCAAGCGGCTGATGTATTTGGTGTTTGCGAAGTCCAACTTCTACGAGCAGATGGCGGTGCTGTACTACGACCTCGTGATCTTCGGCACCGCAACTATGATCATCTACGAGGACTATGAGAACGTCATCAACTGCTTCAACCCCTGCGCTGGCGAGTACTACATCGACATCGACGGTGCGTTCCGCCCAGTCATCCTCTATCGTGAGTTCACGATGAGTGTGGGTGCATTGGTGGAGGAGTTTGGGTTGGAGAATTGCTCGATCGGTGTGCAGCAGCTGTATGAACAACGCGGAGGGGCTGGGCTAACGCGGGAGATCATCGTCGCCCACGCCATTGAGCCAAACACCGACGATCGCGCATTTGGCATCCCCAAACGCTTCGCCTTCCGTGAGTGTTACTGGCAGTGGGGTGGGGCGACGCAGCCGCAGGGCTCCGCACCCACCGACCGCGGCTTCCTCCGCAAGCGCGGCTATTACGAACAGCCCCATATCGCGGTGCGGTGGGACCTCGTCTCCAACGACCCCTACGGCCGCTCTCCCGCAATGGACGGCTTAGGTGACCAGAAGCAGCTGCAGCTGGAGAGCCGGCGCAAAGCACAGGCCATCGACAAGATGGTCAATCCGCCATTGGTCGCCGACATCCAGCTGAAGAACCAGCCAGCCTCCCTCCTGCCGGGTGGGATGACGTATATCTCCGGCTTCTCCGCCTCCGGCAAGCCCGGCATCGCCAGCGTCTACGACACCAAGTTCCCCATTGCCGAGATCACCGAGGACCTTCAGGAAGTGCGAGAGCGCCTGCGCCGGGTATTCTACAACGACCTCTTCCAGACCGCATCCCAATTCGAAACGCGGAGCAACATCACCGCAACGGAGTGGGATATGCGGAAGAGCGAGAGCATGCTGATGCTTGGCCCAGTGGACACCCGTGTGGACACCGAAGGGCTGGCGCTGGTGGTGGAGCGGGTCTTCGCAATCATGTCCCGCGCTGGCATCTTCCCCCCACCGCCGCCGGAGGCTGCAGGCCGGAACATCGAGATTGAATTCTACAGCTTGCTGAAGCAGGCGCAGGATGCGGCCCAGAGCGCGGGGATTGAGCGGACGCTGGGCTTGGGTGGCAACCTCGCCGGGGTCGTCCCCGGTGCGATGGACAACATCGACACCGACTATGCACTCGACAAATACTCTGCGCTGCTGGGCAACGACCCCCGGATGATCCGGCCGGTGGAGGCAGTGGCGCAGATGCGTCAGCAGCGTGCGCAGCAGGAGGCGCAGGCGCAGCAGGCGGAGATTGCGCAGAAACTCGCCGCGGGCGCGAAGACGTTATCTGAGACGCAGGTGGGCGGTGGGCAGAATGCATTGCAAGGAGTGCTCGGCTGATGCAACACAACGCCGCAACCCGCAGGGACGTGCGCGAGGCGGAGAAGGCTGCAGCGCAGGCTGAGCGCAACAGACGGGAGATTATCTCGACGTTGGCGGGGCAACCGGCCGGCCGCCGCTACCTCTGGGCCATCCTCGAAGAGGCAGGCCTCTTCCGCGACATCTTCCACGAATCCCACGCGGCGATGGCGTATGCCGAAGGCCGGCGCAGTATGGGTCGCCAGCTCCTCAACGATCTAGTGGCGTTTGCGCCGGATGATTTCACACTGATGCTGAAGGAAGCCAACAATGAGCGAAGTCTTGCCATTGCCAAACGATCCCGCAGCGAGGGAACCAGATGGGACGCTGAAGCCGGCGGACTCGCTGCTGCAGACACCGGAGCCGACGGAGACGAAGACTGGGGAGCCCCAGAAGCCTGAAGCAAAGCCAGAGGGCGATGCGAAGCCAGAGGTCCCGGAGAAGTACGAATTCTCCGCGCCCGAGGGCTACGAGTTGGATGAGAAGTTCAGTGGCGAGGCCACCGCAGTGTTCAAGGAGCTGGGCCTGACGCAGGACCAAGCGTCAAAGCTGGTCAAGCTCTACATGGACCGCGCGGTGCACGACTATGAGGCCCCCTACCGGCGGTTCGAGGAGATGCAGACCGAGTGGCGCGGTAAGGTGGTGTCTGACCCAGCGCTGGGCGACGGTGCGGACCTGAAGCCAGAGGTGAAGGCAACGCTTGGCCGCGCTATCGACAGCATGGGCCCACAACTGGCGACGGAGTTCCGGCAGGTGATGGCCGACCTTGGCGCTGCAGTGCATCCGGTGGTGATCCGCGGGCTGTTGGCAATGGCACAGCAAGCGACCGAGGGCCGTCCCGTGCGCGGTGGTGGACCCTCGCCAGTTGGCCAGTCTGCGCCCGGATCTCGCCCCTCCGCCGCCAAGTCCCTGTACCCCAATCTCGCCTAGCCCTGCCGCAGAGCGGATGAACAAGATGGGCTTCGAGCCGAACGCAACTTAGGAGAAGGCAAATGGCAGCAGCCACAATCGGCGCAACCGCGTTGACGTATGCGGATTGGGCCAAACGGCTCGAAGACAACTATCGAGTCGCCACGATCATCGAACTGCTTTCGCAGACGAACGAAATCCTTGACGACATGCTGGTCGTCGAGGGCAACCTCCCCACCGGCCACAAAACCACCGTCCGCACCGGCCTCCCCCAGGCAACATGGCGCCTGCTCAACTCCGGCGTTCCCAACGCCAAGTCCACCACCGCTCAGATCGTGGACACCTGCGGCAACCTCGAAACCTACTCCGTGATCGACAAGGACATCGCCGACCTCAACGGCAACACCGCTGAGTTCCGGATGTCCGAGGTCCGTGCGTTCCTGGAGGGCATGTCGCAGCAGGTCGCCAGCACGCTGATCTACGGCAACCAGTTCGCAAACCCGGAGCGGTTCACCGGCTTCGCCCCCCGCTACTCCACCACCAGCACCAGTAGCTCGCAGACCGCAGCGAACGTGCTGGATGCAGGCGGCACCGCCTCCACCAACACCTCAATCTGGGTGGTGACGTGGGGCTCTGACACCTGGCACGCCACGTTCCCGAAGGGCAAGATCACCGGCCTGCAACACCGCGATATGGGTGAGTGGCCGGTGCAAGACAGTGCTGGGAATACGTATCAGGCCTACCGCGACCACTTCAAGTGGGAGATTGGGCTGGTCGGCAGAGACTGGCGCTATGCCGCACGCATCTGCAACATCGACGTCACCCAGCTCACCGGCGTCTCCGCAGCGAACCTGATCAACCTTATCATCCGAGCTCTGTACCGCCTACCAACCGCGCCAGCGCAAGCCACCGCCATCCAGACCTCTGACACTCCGGAGGTCCGGGCCAACATGGGGCGAGTTGCTATTTATTGCAACAGAGTGATTCGGACCTATTTGGACCTGCAGGCAATGAATAAGACGAATGTGCTCCTTAGACTTGAGGAATTCAATGGGAAGGTTGTAACGACTTTCCGAGGAATTCCTGTTCGCACGTGTGATGCAATATTGAGCACTGAAAGTCAGGTGACCTAACCATGATCACGGCCCTGGAACTTCGCGAACGGCTGCAATATGATCCGAACACCGGCAAATGGGTGTGGTTGAAGAGCGCACGCAGTGGCTGGGTGGGTCGGCCTGCTGGATCACTTGATGCCAAAGGGTATTGGGTGATCAAGATCGACGGCCAGTCCTACAAATCCTCACGGCTTGCCTATCTCTATATGACTGGAGAGTGGCCAGCTGAGGAGATGGATCATATTGATCGTGCTCCATGGAACGATTGTTGGACTAACTTGCGTCCAGCAACACGCACCGAGAATAACCAGAATCGGGTGAAGATTGGTGCTTCTGGTCACGAAGGCGTCTATCGACATGCACGAAATAATCGATGGATCGCCCAGTTTGGAAATATCTATATCGGCTGCTACAAGACGATTGAGGAAGCAGTTGCTGCACGCAGTGCCTTCATCGGTCTTAATGGTGCAGTCGAAGAAAGGGACGCATCATGATCCTCGACAACCTCCTCCTCTTCACCGGCACCAGCAACGGTGCCACCTCCACAATCGCCGCGAGTGCCAACACCGACTCGCCAACCACCGGCACCCAGGCCAGCTCGAACGTGATCGACCTGGGCGTCAGCAGTGGCGTCCCTTCCTCCTCCGCAGGTGGCGGTGCCCGCGACATTGGCATCGGTGATAATCCGGCAATGAAACTGTTGGTGATGGTTACCACCACATTCGTTGGTGGGACCTCGCTGACCACAGCGCTGCAAGGTGCGCCAGACAATGGCTCTGGCGCAGCAGGCAGCTACACCGCAATGTGGACCTCCGCAGCGATCGTGGAAGCCTCGCTGCTCGCTGGGACGTACATTGCCAACGTGAACGTCCCCCGCACCGTACCAGGGCAGGCCCTGCCACGCTATCTCCGGCTGAGCTTCGTCACCTCCGGCACGCACACCGCCGGTGCGGTGGAGGGCGCTATCGTCCTTGACCGTTTCGACCAAGTCGGTCTGTCCGGCACCCTCTCCGGCTACCCGGCCGGGGTCACCGTTAGCAACTAAGGAGAGTCAGATGCGACTTCGCTCAATCCTCCTCTCCGCAGTTGCTGCGGCTGCTTGTGCCACACTTGCGGCGCAGGCGCAGGTGCCGGGGGTGAACTCCACGCTGAACAGCGTGTTCACCCTTGCCTACGACAACTCCACCATGAAGCCGACCTACTCGGCCTCCATGGCCGGCATCGCCGCACCAAACAACGGTGGTGACATCTGCTCACTATACGGCAGTGCCACCAAGACGATCAAGGTCCGGCGAGTCATCCTCGCCGGCTTCTCCGGCGCCCTACAGACCGACCCAATCTCGATCGTGAAGCGCTCCACCGCGGCGGTGGGTGGTACCCTCTCCACTGTCGACCCCTTCGCTATGATCTCCTACGACTCCTCCAATGCTGCCGCATCTGCAAAGGTGGAGGCCTATACCACCGTACCAACCACCGCCGGCACTCTCGTCGGCATCCTCGCCGACGTATACATCACCCTTGCCGGTGCAACCACTGCAGTGGCGCAGGGACAGCCGTATGTATTCAAGTTTGGCGAGTTGGGCCAGCCAATCGTACTCCGCGGTGCGGCGCAGCACATCGACGTGAATGATGGCGGCCTTGCCGCCATCACCCTAAGCTGCACCTTTGAGTGGACCGAAGAGGTACCATGAAAATGCCACGTCTCTATCGTAGACCGGTCAAAGATCGCATCCTAGAGTGGTCAATTCCTGAGCCCAACTCGGGTTGCTGGCTTTGGCTTGGTGCAATCGATCGAGATGGATATGGCAAGATACAGGTTGGGAGTCGTACGGATTGCACAAGAACCAATGCAACCGCACATTCCCAATCCTACAAGGCCTTCAGGGGTGACTATGATGATGGACTGGAGGTTGACCATCTTTGTGAAAATCGTAGCTGTGTCAATCCTGATCATCTTGAGCCTGTGACAAAAGCCGAGAATGGTTGGCGCAAAAGTCGCGCTCGTAGGGTATCTATCTAATGCCCCGCGCTGCCGACATCTTCGGTCTTTTATTCGCGGCCTGGGCAGGTGTGTCCCTGGTGTGGTCGCCAGCACCACTCTGGGGTGCGTTCCTGCTCGCGTTGCTGGCTGGGGGCTATGTCCTCGGCCAGCAACTGCGCTGCCTACGGTGGCTTTGGGTGTGGCTGTGTGCGGCCGCAACTGCAAACTTGGGGTTAGCGTGGGCGCAGGCTGCGATGTGGTGGGAAGGTGGAGACTTCCGCTGGTATGGCCTCGCCGGCAGCAGCGGCAGGCTCGGCGTAGTGATGGCAATGTGCTTTGCCGCAGCGCTTGTCTTCCGGCTATGGTGGTTCGTGCCGGTCGGCATAGCCGGCCTCGCTTGGGCAGGTTCACGGGGATCAATTGTTGCCGCTGGCGTAGCCGGCATGCTCTGGCTTTGGCGCAGCCACCGTGCCAGCGCAATGTGCCTTGCCCTAAGCTCGATACTAGTCGCACTGGTATTCCGCGACGACGCAGGCGCGAGTTTGGTCTCCCGCCTCGGCATTTGGCAAGACACACTCAACCACCTCACTCCGTGGGGGCATGGCTTTGCTAGCTTCGCTGCTGAGTATGCAGCGTGGCCCCAACGCATCGCACCTGCGCTGCAATTTGCTCAGCATCCCTACAACGACTTGCTGGAGTTGCTGTTCGATCTGGGTGTGGGTGCGGTGCCTGCGGTGCTGTGCATTATCGCGGCATTCGAACGCTACGACGACACAGATCGATTGGTCTGCGTCGTCTTCCTCCTCTGCGGCCTCACCTTCTTCCCGTCGTGGACTGCGGGCCCAATCTTCGCCCTCTCCCTCGGCCACCTCTCCGCATATGGCGCAGTTCGCCGTAAACCCACCCCACTCCGTCCAGGACAGCTGGTGTCGATATGAAGGGTCGTCTTTTATCGGCCTTGTGCGGTGAGGATCTAAGCCGGCGAGGATGTCTGCTGACTGTAGTAGACATCGCTGGCCTTGGTATCGGCATGGGGCTGATCGGTAATGAAAGCATAGAAATCGACAACTTTATGGACGATGGTGCTTCATTTCCGTGGTCAAGTCCAGATTATGCCCCACCGCACATCTATGCAGCAAGTACGAATAGGACTTGGCTCTTTTGGGATGGCTACCAACCGGTAAGTGGGATCAACAAGCGGGTCATTGAGTGCGCTGTTAAGGATCATACTACAGGTAATTGGGTCGGCAATTATCTCGCAGGAATCCGATCACTTGCGGATCAATCCGATTTGCATGGTATACCGACAGTCTGTCGAGACAGCTCTGGATATGTATACGTGTTTTATGCGACGCATGGTGGGACAACTTGTCAGTGGTCGTCTACGGTTAGTCCTGACGATCCGACGCGTTGGCGTACTGGTGTGCTTAGCGTCACTGCTACGTTCATGCAGCCCTACGCGGTTGGGGCTAGCCTATATTTGTTCTATTCAACCACAGGGGCAGGAATTGGGAACCAAGAGGCTATTGCGGTAACTGTTGCGACAACATTATCGGGCGCCCCAACATTTGGGTCACAGAAGACCCTATTCGACAGTGCTGGGGGTGGTGGTGGCAACGGATGGCTTGTTCTTGGTTCAGGAGCCGTGAACGGCACCGACATAATCCTGACATTCACGTGGGCAGCAGCATCACAGACACCTCCCCTGAAGAACGTCTACTACGCCGTGTACGACACTATCACCGGAAACGTGCGCAATTTCGACTCGTCGCTGACGGTCGTCCCAGGATCTCAGCCCATCTCGCTTGCGACTATGGATGCGAGTTTCAAAGTGTTTAGCGCGACTACGGCAGGAAGTGAGCCATCGTTTGCCCTGGATGCCGGAGGTGCGTCCCACATAGTTGTGGGCAATTCTGACAATGCGGGTGTGCCTAGCGCAAATCTGCAACTGCTGCATACTATGAACAGTGGGGCGGGCTGGTCTGCTACGCACACGATCTACGCATACAGCACATCAGTGGACGCCACTGGTGTTGGCTCCGCCGTTGTGCCGAACCAATCTGGTGGCGTAGATGTCTACTTCTCAGATGGTGCCGCAGATCCGCCGTCAAATCACGGAAACATACGAGTGGCTACGCGATCTTCTGGGGGCGTCTGGACTGGGCCGACACTGGTTCAAGCATTCGGAGCATTCGGGCTAACGAGCGTCACGCCGATCCACGCATCGCCTGGGACGGGCGCGCCAAATGCAGTCGCAAGAGTCGCGTGGGCTGAGGTGACGCCTAATGGGCAGACGATCTCTGGAGCTCTCAAGGGGTATGCCTATGGAGACAGTGGCTTGTTGCGCAGACCAAGAGGATTTGGGCTCATTGTCGCTCCGGGTACATCAACGTTGGATCCGACGACAAAGTCAAGCAAGCTCACGTTGTCTAATGGCAATCTTACAGCAACGTGTAACCAGACGCAGGCTGGAGCAATCGCGCGAGGAACTGTATCGCGTGCCTCTGGTAGATATTTCTGGTCAGGGATTCCGACCATAATTACAACAGCCAACACAGTTAACTTCGGAATTTGCAATCCCAGTCAAGTCATTGACACCTCCGTTTTGGGGGCCACTGCAAACGGTCTTGCGTGGCGCACAGACGGGAGTGTGCGGATAAATGGGAGTGTGGTGGGAAACTGGAGCACGTTTGCTCAAGGTGACACGCTTGATCTTGCTATTGATATAGACATTCTGCGTATTTGGGGGCGAGTCAACGGAGGTAATTGGAATGCCTCTGGCACCGCCAACCCCGTAACGGGGGTGGGTGGAGTAAACATCGTGGCAATTGCTGGACCGTATATGCCGGCAGTTGAACCGAACACGATAACCGAGTCAGCAACGCTTAATCTCGGTGGGGCAGCGTACCCCTAAGCTGCCCCGACGTTCTTTCACAACTGGTAAAGGAGCCCCACATGGCACGATGGCGTCTCTCCACTTCCCACTACCTCCAGATCCCCGGCACGGAGTGGGAGCAGATGGAGAAAGATCAGTTGACTGGGCGGGAGGTGCGCAAGCGCTACACCGTCCCACGTCTGCTGGACGTGGATGATCCGACCTCCTGGAACTACCACACGCGCAATCCGCGAGGAGAGATCATTGCTGGGGAGGTTGTGGTCTGCTACGAAGGCAAGGGCCAGCCGCAGGACATCGTCTTTATCGGTGATCCAAGTCCCGACATGATCCCCCTCGACGATGAAGCGCGAGAGATCTCGCGGAAGTTGGAGCCGAGGTGGAATGCAAAGCCAGATGAAGAGACCAGCTTCACCAAGAAGCTTATGGAGCAACAGCAGAGCCTCGCTGTGGAGTTGGCTGCCAAGGCCAACACTGTGAAAGTGGAGGGCCTCGATGAAATGCTGAAAGCGATGGCCGCACAGATGACACAGACGCAACAGCTTATCGCCGCGCTGGCTGGAGGCCGAAGGGCATGACGCCGAATAAGTACGAACTCGCAAGGTTCTTGGTCAACCTTGATACGCTGATCCGGACGCAACTTGCGTCCGGAGGGGTCGTGAGCGTGGTATTGAAGGAAGAGTACGACCGCAACCTTGTGCTCCTCGAAGCTGCGATCAAGGAGGACTCCGATGCCAAGCAAGAGCGCAAAGCAAGCTCGGACTATGGCAGCCGCCGCACACAATCCAGCGTTCGCGAAGAAGGTCGGTATCCCTCGCAAGGTGGCGAGGGAGTTTAACCGTGCAGACGCCAAACGCGGAATTCTACACAAGAAGAGGGGGAAGTAATGTCCGTCATCGGGATTGCAGGCGCTCCACAAGCATTCGGTGGTGCGAGTGGGGGCAAGATTTATGGATACAACAACATCACCTCCGCGGCCAACACGACTGTTGCGCTTGCAAATCCCTTGCGACAGAAGATCACCTTCCACAATCCCGGCACTGTCGACATCTTCGTCTCGCAGGTGCAGATTCAGAATACCCTCGGCACCGCACCTACCACGCCTTCTGACCACGCTTTTGTTCCAACTACCTCCCTCTTAGGTGGCACATTCCGCGTCTACGCCAACGGCGGGCAATTAGTGGTAGACGGTGAGTGCCAGAAGGCGTGGCAGGCGCTGGCTGCAAGTGGCACCACTAACCCCCTAACCGTGGTAGATACCAATGTGGGCTAAGTTTCTCCTCGCGGCTGCGTTGTTTTTCAGCCTCGTCGGTGGCGCAGCGGCGCAGAATCCAACCTGCCCTACCCGACCCACCGGCGATAACACCAACGCTTGCGCCAGTACGGCATTCACACAAAACACAATAAGCTCGCTGGCGCCTTTTGTGGCAGAATTCCGCCCACATGCTTTCCCTCCAGCTGTTGCTCCCTTTGGTGCGTCTGTTGGGTTTACCCAAGCGGAGCTACCTGGAGTATGGCCTAGTGATTGGTGGTCTAATGGCTGGATTGTTGGAGGACAACACGTTTGCTTGCTGAACAACAATTGCTACTTCTACGGCGACTTCATGGGTCTTGCATCAATCGACCCAACGATGACCACCCAGCGCACCGTCACCAATGCGGTGAACAGTGGCGGAGTTATCCGTCTCACAGTCGACAGCACGTCTGGGCTTTCCAACGGGGACAAGGTTACTGCCTCCCTTATTGGTGGCTACCCTCCCACCGTCGTGACAGACAACGATAACGTCTACACGGTGGCAAACCTCAGCGGCCTTTCATTCGATCTTCAGGAATCAACATGGAATGGCTTCTACTCCGGAGGGGGAGGGCGCGTTACGTACGGCGCAGCCGATGTATCCCCATACATCAGCCAAGTTCGCATCATTCGTGGTCGGACGCCGCAGTTTGACGATGCGATTGGAATGTGGCTACATCAGTGTCAGACGACGCAGAATCCGAATACCAATCAACCATGTACATTCATTGACACCCACATCGTCGACCCCGACGAAGCGCAAACTGCCGCGCAATCTCGCCTGCGTTTTGGCGTCGCCAGCAACCTGGGTGGAGTGCGAGCCACCTATCATTCAATGCAACTTATGCAGGGTCTTATCCTTAACACTCCGGCCGTACTGCCCGGTGGGCTGACTGAAACGCAAGCGAATCTTCAGACCGCCGACAAAGGATTTGGCACAGTCAACGTGCTGATTGATTATTTCCAGAACAATGCCTCCATTGGGCGCCCTGCAGCCGGCGCAGCGTTTAACCTTGCCACCACCGCACGCAGTGGGAACCTGATTGATATTGCTGCTGGATCCATCACCTTGCGTGGTCCACAGGTGGCGGCTGGCGGTGCCAAATTTACAGGCGAAACGACAACTACTGTCTATGATGTTTCCCTGACAATCAACACCAGCACGACTGGTGCCAATGGTCTTGATCCCTCCGATGGGTCGCTTGCAGCTTCCACTGGCTACAATGTGTTCCTGATATACAATCCAACAACGGGGTTGGTGCGGGGGTTTGCAAGCACCAACCCCAATCCGACGCCACCGGCTGGGTATACCTACAAAGCCCAGGTGGATACCGTATACACCACCTCCGGAGCGGCTCTGCTTGATTCTACCCGAACTGGTGCAACCTACGTCTCCGGTACAACTACGAACTTCACTCCCAAGACGGTCAAGCGAACAGTCATTGCAGCTGCCACGACGTTGGGAAACTCAATTTGGTGTGATCAAAACATCGCTGCCGGGGGCAACGCCAATTATACCATCACGGTCAGTGCTGCATCTGGGTTCGTGGGTGGTTGCCGATTGAACATAACCAATGCCGACGCAGCCAACACCAAAACGATCTCGCCCAGCGGGCTAAGCTCGTTCACTCTTCAGGCACTGGAGTCTATTGAGCTTATCAACCAGAATGGCACGTGGTTCTATTCTCGGTGCGTCGCGTGCACCTTTACCAGTCTTACCTCCCCACTGATTATCGGCGGAACTGGAACTGGGTCGACCCTGACGTTGGAGAGCACTTCCGGTGTCGGCGCAACCGACCAGATTCTATTCAAGACTGGCTCACAAACCACGCGCGGTGTAGTCACAACAGGAGGAAGATGGGGGTTTGGCACAGAGACCAACCCGCAGGGGGGTTTTATCATCTCCTCCAACGCCACAACCGGGCTGCCCTCTGCGGCCGGCGCTATACTTCAAGCTGTGGCGGCTGATAGCACCGCGACAATCTTCGACCTGGACGCATACGGGCAAAGTCCGAGCATTGCTGGGCGCGCGATTGGAGGCACAGCTGCGAGCCCCACTGCAACCACTAGCGGCACTATATTGCTTGCGGTGGGCGGAGGCGGCTACGATAGCAGCGCCTTCACCCTCAGCAAGGCTCGTCTCGACCTTATCGCAGCGGAGACGTTCTCCGCGACGGCGCAAGGCACCCGCTTCGATGTTCTGCTGACTAAACCAACGACTACCACACGATCAACAGTGTTGAGCATCAATGGGCTGGCTCACGCTGGATTCTCGTTGGCTGCACCAACTGTGTCCTCGTGCGGCACCACCCCAGGGAGTGTGACCGGCACCGACACCCACGGCACAGTGACCGAGGGCACCACTGCCACCGGCTGCACAATCACCTTCGCCAATGCATACACGTCGGCACCACAGTGTGTGGTGCAGATCACTAATGTCGCGCCAGGCACATCGGCAATGACCTACACAGTCAGCACCACCGCCATTACTGTAACCAACGCCTCAGCATCCGGCGATGTCATCGTTTGGCACTGTCTTGGTACATAGGAGAAAAGATGCGCCGTTTGATTCTTGCCACCCTGCTGTTGCCAACAGTGGCTCTTGCTCAAGCGCCGCAGCAGGTTACGCTCACCCTTACCACCCATGAATTGGCAGTAGTTGGCACTGCACTCTCAGCCCTCCCGTACCGAGATGTGGCTCCGCTGATAGCCAACATCCAACGCCAGATTGAAGCGCAGAAAGAGAAGGAGCAGAAATGAAGCAAGGACAAGCTACCCACTCTGGAAGTGGTTCGACGAAGATCGAGCCGCGCTCCCACGCCGTATCTCCCGAGGCAGTGGCGGAGATCGGTTTGCAAGTGGTGCGCCACACCACCGTCCCAATCTACGAAGGCCGTGGGCTGGAAGCCCCGATGGCAGGTACCACTATCCACCACTGCGGCAGCCAAGGGAAACACAGATAATGGCGGACATCGACACCAAACAGATCGACTGGCCTCGCGTTGCGGCGCTGCTGAATGTGCTGCATCTGCAAGCGCAAGGCCTGCCCCGTGCAACCCACCTCGGCAATGCCGCGGCAAGTGAGCTGATGGCGATCAACGATGCAATCAAGGTTGCCAGTGAGCAGCTTGCTGCACCGGCTGGCACACCAGCTGAGCCGACGAAGCCGCATCCCGATCCGGAGCTACAGCAGAAGCTGGAGCTTGGAGATGAGAAACCCAAGCCGGGCTACGTGCCCTTCAGCGGCGCCAACGAAGGCGGAAGGAGAGTGTGATGGGTGAGATCCTCGATCACTATGGACGCGATACTCCGCAGCCACAGGCTGGGCGTGCTGTTGGGGGTGGCTGCTGCGAACCCAAAGACCTCCCCTACTCCCCACCCGTTGGCCCAACTCCCCACATGCGGCGTGGGCCGGGGCTGGGTGGGGAGAACTACGGCACGAATGGCACGCAGGGAAAGTACTGAGCAATGACCTCCGTTCTCGACATCTGCAATCGCAGCTTGCAATGCATTGGCCAACGCACTACGGTGACGCAAGGTGAGCTTGATGCAGGGTCGACGAACGAGGCCATCCAATTCAACCTAATCTACGCCAACACCCGCGACGACCTACTCCGAATGGCGCCGTGGAACTGCGCATTCGACACAACGAACCTCGTCTACATCACCTCCGTGCCGGGGACGCCTGAGAATCAGTCCCCGGCCACCGCACTTTGGCAGAAAGGTCAACCTGCGCCTCCTTGGGCGTATGAATATCAATACCCAGTCGACTGTCTACGTGCCCTCTTTATCATCCCTTCCACGCAAACTGGCCTCACTGGTGCCGTTCCCATTACCACGGCGGTGACCGG